ATTTTATTGTATTTTTGCAACCGAATTACAGAACGAGTTTAAAAACTCTTTTGCAAAGATAAAGAAAATAATTTAAAATACAAATAAAATGGGAGAAAATTTTAATTATGATTTCAGAACCCCACTGCAGAAGCAGCAGGACGAAAGAAAGAAGAACATCATAGCGATGTTTGCAGATTTCCGAGCAAAGGCACCTGCCGAGACCTCAGACAGCAGAATAATGCTCGCAGTATCACAGCGTGTTGGTTGCACCCAGCAAAACGTGCGTGTTATCCTCATCAAGGCTGGATTGATAACACCAAAGAAGAGACGTGCAGCCGTGCGCAAGTAATCAAGTGGAACCATTAAACATTCAGAGCGTATGAAAAAGTTTATCGAGATTATCACAAGTGACGAAGTATTATCCCTGGCAGTTGCCATCGTATTAGTAACTTTAATCTTTTGGAGGGCTTAATTATGACGAACGTAGAACCAAAGGTAGCGGATTCAGGCAGATACACCATGACAGAGACCTGCAAGGTGCTGGGCATTCATCGCAACACCCTGCGCAGATGGTTGCAGGCTGGTAAGATTAAGGTCAAGTTCCGCAGAATCGACAACCGCAAGGTTTTCGAGGGCAGCGAGATTAAAAAAGTCTGGAGGATTGCATTATGAGTAAGACATCAATCGTTAAGCGCATTGTTATTGAGTTCCGGGAGTTGGATATGATGATTACCGGATACAAGGCGACTTTGAAGACAAGGAGACTGGCAAGGCTGCATGAATCATGTTACAAGGAATCGATGAGAAGAATACAATACCGCGAGTTCGGTGGTAATCTCTGTATTGCTCTTGATAATGTTCCGATACTGGCAATCGACAATGCAGACCAACAGACGCTTGATGCGTGCCGAGATACATTCATGCAGTATATCTTCAAGCAGAGAGGGGGTGACGAATGAAGAAGATAATCGAGAAGTGCAGGAGTAAGATGTACGATGCCATCTGGCTGGAGTTAGACCGTGAACCACAGCGACCAGCGGTTGCTAGGGTAGACATCAAAACCAAGGCAGGCGACATCTGCGTATGGTGCGACAGAACCGGGAACACAGCGGTCGTTTCGCACAAGAATAACAACAACGACAGCGAGCGGCTGGAGGAAGCTATCGAGGGTTGCGTCAACTATCAAGACGTGAGGGACGACTGGCTGGAAGAGAACAGCCAATACGCAGACCAAGACCCGATGGACGCCTTCGAGGAAAGCAGGCTCGACAGCCTTATGGCTCAACTGGTTTGATTACGATGTTAAACAATTATTATATGGCTTTCTGCAGCGGCAGGGCAAAGGGCGCACGCAAAACTCATTTTTCAAGGTTATCTAAAATTAGTTGTTTTTACCATGTAATATGCGGAAACGACAGCGTGCGCCCTGCAACGGAAGGGCATCCCTCGGCAGCTGGCAAGGGGGGGGTAAGTTTTGGCAGTCAACTGGGGTTCGAATCCCCAGCCTTCCACTAGAGTTAATGAACAATAAGTTGAACAATAAAAAGAACGAATTATGGAAAATGAAATTATCAATGTGAGCGGTGGCGAAATGCTGGAAGCTATCAACCGCTCGGAGATTGACGGACAGATTGCCACAGCGCACAAGTTCCCTCGAGACATCATGCAGTGCAAGCAGAATATGGTAGCATTGGCAGCCATGGACGATGATGTAGCCTACAACTGCTTCTATCACCTCGAACGACAAGGTAAGGACGGAAAGACAACAGTAATCGAGGGTCCGAGTGTCCGATTTACAGAAATCATTTCTGCATGCTGGAAGAACCTGCGCATCGCTGGACGCATCATCGCAAACGATGGCAAGACCATCACGGCACAAGGCGTCTGCCACGACCTAGAGAGCAATGTTGCCTACTCTACCGAAGTGAAGCGCAGCATTCTGACATCGAAAGGCTACACTTACTCGCAGGACATGCAGGTGGTAGTTGGCAATGCAGCCGTGGCCATCGCACAGCGCAATGCAATCTGCAAGGTCGTGCCGCAGGTATTGATTGCAAGCGTGGTGAAGGAAGTGCAGGCAAAGGCACTGGAGCACATCAAGCAGACTGGCGTACAGAGCCAGTGGAAGAACTGCGTAGCCTGCTTCCAAGTGTACCAGGTAACAGACCTTATGTTGCTTGACTACATCGGGAAGAAATCAGCCGAGGAAGTCACGGCAGAGGATATTCAGAAGCTGGCCGGTGTGTACAACGCCATCAAGGAAGGTACGACCACAGTAGAGGAGAGCTTCAAGAAGCCAAAGCAGCAGGAAGCAATCGCACAGCAGGCGCAGGCAGCAGCAGAGAGTGCACAGAAGAAGGCAGAGAAGGCAATGAGCCGCAGCCAAGGCAAGACTGGCACAGCAGCGAAGAAGTAGTTTAGTTTATAATGTTATAGCGTTTCCCAATTAGCCGCAGGGCAACCTTCAGGGTGGGAACCTGACCAGATTATAGGGAACCTGCGGCAACTATTAAACATTCAGTAAAATTATGGCAGAAAAAGAAAACAATCAGAAACACAAGAGCACCATCGACAAGTACTTTGCTAGAACCGCCAAGGCATACAAAGCATGGGCTGATGAGAACGAGGAAGAAAGAAACTTTCTACAGATTACAGCTGAGACGACTGGAGATACAGATGAAGACGGAAACCAAGGATTCGATTTCCATATTTCCTACCACTTCAAGACCGAAATCCTCGCAAACGGACTTGCTCAAGCAATGGAAAGGGATGAAGACATTCGTCAGATTATCATTGCAGCAGCGAAACTGTATTATATCAAAAACATCAAAATAAAAGAATAAAATGAAACAGATAATCAAATATAAAAGCAGAGAGGAGTGGTTGCAGAACCGCTCAAAGGGAATAGGTGCATCAGAGGCAGGCACGGTACTGGGTTTAAATCCATGGGGAACGCCATACCAGCTGTGGAGACGCAAGAAGGGCATCGACCCACCAAAGGTTGAGAACTTTGCGATGGTTGCAGGACACCTGCTGGAGGATGCCGTGGCGCAGTTCTTTAAACGAGAGAGCCACTGCCACATCATCAAGGCGAGCACGGACGACTACACCATCACGAACACCGATACTCCGTATCTGAGAGTAAGTCCAGACCGCACCTTCTGGAGAACCGGGGCAACGCACAACGAAGCGAGCAAGAGCATCCTCGAGTGCAAGACCACGCAGATGCAGATAGATGCAGACGACCTTCCGAAGCATTGGTTCTGCCAGCTTCAGATGAACCTAGGAGTGGGCGAATACAAGGATGGAGCACTTGCCTGGCTGACAGCAGGCAGGGAGTTCGGCTACCGTGACATCGATTTCGACCCCGAGTTCTTCGGATGGATGAGGGACGAGATAACCAAGTTCTGGCTTGACTACATCGTTGGCAACCAAGAGCCGCCAGCATACAGCGCACAAGACGTTCTCCTGAAGTCTCCTTTACATGTAGCTGGCAAGGAAGTGACTGCAACGAAGGAGATACTCGAACAGATTGCTAGGCTCAAGGAACTCAAGGTTCAGAACAAGAAACTGGAGACCGAGCAGGATGAGATTGAGGACAACTTGAAGCTGTTCTTCGGGGACGCAGAGAGCATCGTGGACGGAAACGGAAAGATGCTGGCAACGTGGAAAGCACCGAAGGCAAGCGAGAAGTTCGATGCCAAGGCTTTTCAGGCAGACCATCCTAAAGCGTGCGCCAAGTACATCAAGCAGGTGCAGGGAGCAAGAAGGCTACTCATCAAGTAAAGGCAGGGCTTATGGCTAGCGTTCCTATATCAAAAACCGACCTAAGGAATATAATTTCCCAACTGGAGAATTATATTTCCCTAGGTGGGGAAGTGACAGCACCGACCGACACAAGCCAGCGGAACAAAATCCGTATGGCTACAGTCTTAAAACGGAAGCTGGAGAAAAAACTATCATTATCAGAATAAAGCATCATGAACGATTCATTCATCTTATACACATCATACTACGCTCTTATCGAGGGGCTGACCGATGAACAACTCGGGCAACTGACGAGAGCGATATTTCTCTACGCAAGGGATGGGGAGACTATAAGTCTCGAACCAGTCGTGCGTATGGCTTTTGCTTTTATCAAAGACAATATCGAGCGCAATCAAGACAAATATCAAGCCAAGTGCGAGAAAAACAGACAGATTGCACTCGAAAGAGAAAGAAAAAAGCGAGAGGCAAGAGAAAAAGCAGGTAACACGAACGTGCACGAACGTGAACGAACGTGCGAAAATAACACGAACGTGCACGAACGTTCACCTTATGATAATGATAATGAATATGATAATGATAATGATGTTTCTAAAGAAACAGATAATATATTAGAACCTTCTAAAGAAGGTATTCTGAGTGCATCGGTCAAGACCGAAGCACCCGGTGGCGGCAAGGGTTCAAAATCTCAAAAGATAGACTATGCTGCCGTCAAGGAATACTGGAACCGCAAGCATGATGAGACGAAGAGTGCGATGCCGCCTATTACGCTCATGACTGAGAACCGCAAGGTGATGGTCAAGGCAAGGGTTCGTCAATGCAAGGGAGACGTGAAAACTCTGTACCGGGTAATTGACATTGCGATGGCATCTGACTTCATGAACGGCAATAATAAGCATGGCTGGCTCGGCAAGTTCGACTGGATATTCGGTAATGAGCAGAATTTCGCAAAGGTGCTGGAAGGCAACTTCAACAACGAGCCAGCCACAAGCCAGCAGCCGCAATCGGCAGCAGCCATGGCGCAGGATCCAGCGGCAACGGCAAGACCGAGCATCGGGGAACTCTACGAGCAAGCCAAGCACCAGCAGCCAGCGAGCCAGCAGAGCCAAGACAGCAAGTTCCGGTGGGTAATACAGCAGAACCTCGAAGACTTGAAGAAGAACCCAAACAACAAGCCTGCCAAGGATTCGCTGACAAGATACTACGAGAAGGGAGTTCTGCAGCGGCTTGGTATTGACTGGAAGCCCGAAAAATAACGAATGAGGGCAAAATAATCCGCTCTGGGACGTTTTTACGCTTCGGGCGGTAAATTATAAGGCAAACAGATTTTTAACGCTTAAAACAAAAGAATTATGGCAAAAGAAGTATGTATTGTAAACAACGAATGCTTCAAGACAGAATACCCGGTAGGGTCGACAATTAGCATTGAAGGTGTAAATTGCAAGGTGGTTGAGGATATAGGTCTATCTGAATATAACTGCAACGAGTGCATCTTGAACTGTAAGAGAGAAGGCATTACGTGCAGGAATCTTGCTTGTCTGAACACCGAAAGAGAAGACCGAAAGGACGTACACTTCGTAAAGATTGAAAGCCATGAATGAGTTATTTTTTCACGAATGCCGTGCCGCAGGGCTCGTATTCAAGACATCGAACGATTGGTGCAAATGGCTGACCGATAACAGCTACGACATCAAGAAGCCGGTCGCAGAGCACGAAGGCTTCCAGTTCAATATCAAGGATGAGTGCATCAATCCGCACGTAATCGAGTATGCCGTAGAGGGTGCAGTCAACTGGGGATGGAAGGTAATGACCGCCAACACCCAGTTCGGCTGGATATGGGGCTACAGCATTCGGAAGGGAAAGCACGGGTACGACAGCCCGGTAGGCTACCCGAGTAGATATGACACTCTCAACGTCTTCTACGGTAACGAGAAAGAAGCGGAGTACGATGCTTTGACCTGCATCATCAGAGACCTCGAGAAGAATGCTGAAACCAAGAACAACAACCTCCTTCTCTGGGCGGCTAAGAAGAAGCGTGCAGACATCATCCATCCACAGCAGGAACTTTTTAAATAGTTATCATAAACCGTATTGGCTATGTACAGAGTTGATATAAAACTGGTCCGTGAGTGTGGTCTTCATCATCTGTCAGTTGGCGACAGAGACATCTGGCTGGCAGATGATGAAATCAAGGCTCTCGAATATATCCTCAAAGATTACAATGCGGACCCGAACAATTTTAAACGCAGATAAGAAATGAAGAAGATTGAAATCATCACGGATGAACACCGACATCACGTATACGTTGGCAACATCGATTTCTGGCTCAATACTCAGGAACTGTTGGAACTTTATTTTAAACTCGGACACGTTAAGTTGTAAACAATAAAAAAACATTCAGATTATGAAAGTGAGAATAGCAAACAATAAAAACATTCAGACAATGGAACAGAAAGATATTAATATTTACGAGATATTGAAGGGTGTTGAGTATGGCACAGAGTTATACACGCCAATGTGCGGAAATGTTGTGTTTACTTTTCTTCCATCAAACAATGAAATAATCAGGACTGAAAAAGACCTCAGAATTTATCGCTTCGACAAGAACGGTAGATGGATGGAGGGAGGAGAAGTAATGCTCTTCCCTTCGAAAGAAATGAGAGACTGGAGCAAGTTTGCCTGGAAGAAGGGAGACGTGCTGGTTTCCGAAGATGGAAGTGTTCATATTATCTTCGAGAAGTTTACGGATGATACATACACCATTTTTGCTGGTAAGCATTACTATGTCAAGAGCGGCATAGCACCTTATTACGAAAGAGTATGCAGTAATGCCATTACAGAAGTATTCACTCTCGAGGCAGAGGATGCAGCCAAGACCTACATCAGAACCATCGAGGAGCGATTGGACGGTAAGCTGAACCGTGAGACCCTGGAGATTGAGAAGCCAGCGAAGCCAGTGTTTGAGTTGGGCAATCTTTACGTCTTCAACGAGCAAGACGAGGACGGAGAGTTGGCAATCATCGGAGAGCTCATTGCCAAGAACGAAAGCGAAGATACGCTGACATTCGGCAACCAGTACGAAATCGAGACCGAGAAGTTCGTGACCGACCAAGCCTTCGACCTGCGTATCAGCGTTAACAAGGAACTTCGAGAAGCGACAGAGCTCGAAGTAGAACTGTTCAACAAGCATTATGCCATCTGGAAGAAAGAGAAGGAAGCGAAGGAGCAGCCAGCCTTCAAGCCTTTCGACAAGGTGCTGGTGAGGGATGGAAAAGAATACGAGTGGTTTCCAGCGTTATTTGTTCGTGACCGTGGTGAGGGAGCAAATTATAGATATAAAGTCTTGCCTCTCCGCAGCGGAAAATCATCGGAATACTCCTGCTGTATCCCATACGAGGGAAATGAGAACCTCATATTCACTGACCACGACACCGAGGATTTACCATTCTAAAGAGCGTATGGCGAGTGAATTATGCAAGGCTTGCGATGCCGGGCGAAACTGCATAAATGGGCTATACTGCCCGGCACGCAAGCAATATGTAGAACATCAGGCAATAAGTGAATGCAATGAGCGATTTCGCAACAAGGGAGAAGAACAGAACGTACTACCAGGAACACCGGGAACAGATCCTCAGAGCCACGAAGGAATGGCGAAAGAGAAACCGGGAAAAATACCGGGCGTATCAAAAGGAGTACTGGAGTAAGCACTACCGGAACTACGGTACGAAGAACCGGGTAGCCGACAGAGCGATGCGTGAGAGGAAGAAGCCGGACGTAGAGAAGGCTCTTTCTCTGTTCAAGAATCCGCAGCAGGCAGCGCATCTGGCTTGGCTGCTAGAAAACAAAAAGAATAATCGGTCGTGAGTTCAATAATAGAGTTTTTAACCAGCGAGGACAGAAGGGGGTGGCTCCCTATCAAAACAAATAAACTTATAACATCTTGAAATTACGATATGAGAGCCGGAAACGCATCTCCCGAAGTCTGACAACAAACAAAGAAAGCGAGGTGGTACATGAAGAAGTAAGAAAAAGAAATCGTTAGGAATTATGCTTTTATTCATTCGGCTGGCGGTGGAAGAAGGAAGAACCCTGCAACATATACATTCATTAAGTTATTCATTTATTTTGCAAGCGCAGGCGCAACTTCCGGAATCCCTGCCAGCTTTCTCTATCGCAACCAAAAAGAAGGGAAAGAAAGGGGTAGGGGAAAGATAGGGATAATAACGCATGTGTGCATGTATGTGCGCACGTAAAGGGTGTTGGATAATAAACTACACCAGCAAAACAAAATAAACGCTTATACGCGAAATTTGAACAAAATAAGTACTTTAAAGAAAAAATGAAATGGAAAAAGGAACAGTTATAATCGGCATCGACCCCGACAACCAGGAAAGCGGAGTTGGAGCAGTCTTTGACGACAAGAAGTTTCTCGCCTATAAAATGAACTTCCCAGCTTTGATAGATTACCTCAGAGCAATGAACGAGAGTTGCAAAAAGGTTAAGGTCGTTATTGAAGGCGGCTGGCTCAACAAAAGCAACTGGCATGTGCTTAATCGGTTCATGACAGCAGTCAAGGCAGCAGCAATCGGACGCTCTACCGGAATGAACCATCAGACCGGAATCTTGATTGTCGAGTGCTGCAAACACTATAATATCCCCTGCGAAATCATCAAGCCACTAAAGAAGTGCTGGAAGGGTAAAGACGGAAAAATCACGCAAGACGAAATTGCTTATTTTGTAAGCGCAGGAGAGAAAATGCCGAGAATGAACCAAGACCAGAGAGACGCACTTCTCCTCGCATGGGTCTGCGCAGGATTCCCGGTCAAAATAAAATCGCAGAAGCCACAGACAACCCTGCAGAAAACCATCAGAGCCTTTGATGGATAAAATACAAGCGAAGTGTTGGAAAAAGTTAAAAGTGTGCAAAGAACAAACAACTAAAGCAAAAAAGTAGTATCTTTGCGCCAGTGTTTATAAGATAAGCACAAATTCGAACTTAAAACAAGAAGAAAATGAAAACAGAAGAAATCGCACTATCGAGGGTCAGCGAGAACGAAGCGAACCCTAGAACCATAACTGAGGCGAATTTCCAAAAGCTGGTAAAGAGCATTCTTGTATTTCCTAAGATGCTCCAGCTTCGCCCTATAGTCGTAGACGAAACCTACAAGGCACTGGGTGGCAATATGAGAACGAGGGCACTCTGCCACATCGTGAGCATGACACCCGAAGCCATCATGGACGTTCTCGACACAGACCAGCGGCTGACAGATGCAGAGAAGCTGGCAATCGTCAACTACTGGAGCCAGTGGCAGGAACAGCCAACTGCAACTATCGTTAAGGCATCAGACCTCACGGAAGGACAGAAGAAAGAATTCATCATAAAGGATAATGCTGGCTTCGGAGACTGGGACACCAATGCACTGGCGAACCAGTGGAATACCGACCTTCTCAAAGACTGGGGTGTGGAATCTTTCAATAACTACGATATAAGCGGTTTTTTTGATGAAGATGATAAATCTATCGGAAACGAAGAGAAAACCGCTCAGAACGAGAATTTAAGTAAAATAACTATAGAAATTCCGTCAGAGATGGATGATAGTAAGCAGGAAATCATCGATTCTGTTCGTGAATTACTGAAGGATTACGAAGGAGTAAAGGTATATGAATAGGTTTGTAAACACATATAATGAGATTGTTGGCTTTCATCGCTATCCAACCGCTCCCCAGTTCTGCCTATATCTAGCGGCGAAACATCGTCACGTTTTTGTTATTAGGGCTTCATTTAGGGTGGAGCATAACAATAGACAACTGGAAATTAATCAGCAGCAAAATGAGATTAAAACTTATCTTTTGGATAAGTATGGAGAGCCTTGCAAGTTCGGTGATATGTCCTGCGAGGATATAGCCGAAGAGTTACTAACGCACTTTCATGCAAGTAGGGTGCAAGTTTTGGAGGACGGATATGGAGGAGCTACGATTACCGAGTAATATTAAGGTGCACTTCGCAGGCTGCGAAGTGCAAAACCAATTCCTGGCATTAAAAGAGTTGGGAGTAAATTACGGTCTATACACCGCTTATCCATTCGTTGAACGTCTCGTGTTTGGTGGGGGGGTATCTCCTATAATGCCACTCAAGTGGCAGAAGGAAAACCCATATAAGGAGATTCCGAAATACATCATGGATAATATGAAGCACGTTATACAAGATAGCGGACTTTTCACGTTGATGTTTGGTAGCCAGCAAGGCAAGAAAGACGAGACTCTTATCAATAAGTGGTATGATGGTTTGGTTAGATATACCAATGAATATACGCAAGGTGTTACGATGGTTGAGGTGGACTGCCAAAAGGTACTGAACCCTTCTAAGGCTTGGGAGTTCCGTGAGCGTCTTCGTAATGATTGCCCTAACAATAGAATCATCAATGTCTTTCATCTAGAGGATGGGGCAAAAGGACTTGATCGGTTAATTGAATTTAGCGACTATATCGCAATCAGTGTTCCGGAGTTAAGAATAGCTGGAAAGGTTAGTCAAGTTCCAGCACTGGCGGCTTACATCAAAAGAAAGAAACCATCGATAGATATTCATCTCCTTGGTTGCACTGAATTGAAATTGCTTCGACAATGCAGGTTCTGCACAAGTGCTGATTCTACTACTTGGACCATCGGGAAAAGGTACGGATATATTGAAGGAAAGCATATTTCCTCAATCAATACCAAGAAGATAAAGCAGCATTATGGGGAAGATGTATATCTAAGAGTGCAAGAATACAACAAGAAAGAATATAATACGAACTTCTTGCTTCTTCAAGTAGATAAGTTGAAACATACTTATGAGAAAACTTGTGGATGTCAAGATTATAAAAATAAATAGCTTATGTATTACGTATCTAAGAAAATAGAGGTGGCAGCTTGCCACAAATTAAAGCTTTCGTATGAAAGTAAGTGCGCAAACCTTCACGGTCACAACTGGCACATCACTGTATATTGTAAGGCTGCAAAGCTGAACAAAGATGGAATGGTCGTGGACTTCAAGCACATCAAGCAGAAGATTCACGGCTATCTCGATCACGGTAATCTCAACGAGTTGCTTACTTTCAACCCTACTGCGGAGAATATCGCTAAGTGGATAACAGACCAAATCCCAGAGTGCTATAAGGCAGAAGTGCAAGAGAGTGATGGTAATATCGCAATCTATGAGGAGGACTAAGATATGAAGGTAAACGAGATTTTTTATTCCATTCAAGGTGAAGGAGCATACGCAGGTAATTCAGCTATCTTTGTGCGTTTCAGTGGTTGTAACCTCAAATGCCCATTCTGTGACACCGATTTCAAAAAGTATACAGAAATGGACGAATATGAAATTGTATTGGAGGTGATGAAACAATCATCTTCTTGCAAATTTGTTGTATTGACTGGTGGCGAGCCAACGCTGCAGGTTAATTCTAAGCTGCTGGAGTTGCTTCATAACAAAGGGTATTTTGTTGCGATGGAGACTAATGGAACAAATGAGGTTCCTGCTGGTGTAGACTGGGTAACATGTTCGCCTAAATGCCAATTCGTGAAAAATGGTGAATTGGCAATAAAGCAATGCAATGAGTTAAAGCTAGTATATACTGGCGAGAATGAGGTTACAGATTTCGGTATTAAGGCAGATTACTACTATTTGCAACCTTGCGATACTGGAGCAGAAAATGAAAATCGCTATATTGTAAATAGTTTGATTTGTTACGTTAAGGAAAATCCAAGATGGAAGATTAGTGTGCAACTTCAAAAAATACTGGAGGTGAGATAATGAACAGAAAAGAAGAAATTCAAAAGCACATCAAGGATTTATTGCAGTTGATTGGCGATAATTCGGAGCGTGAGGGATTAAAGGGGACTCCCGAGCGTGTTGCGAGAATGTTCGGGGAGATTTACCGAGGTTATGACCCTGCACAGAAACCGAAGATTACCACATTCCAAAATGGAGTTGATGGTATTGTGTATGATAGTATGGTTATAGATGAAGGTACTTTCTATTCTATGTGCGAGCACCACATGATGCCATTCTTTGGTAAATATTGGTTTGCTTACATTCCAAACCCGAATGGTAAGATACTAGGTATATCTAAGATTGGTCGTGTCGTTGATTATTGCGCTGCTAGATTGCAGATACAAGAGCGATTGGGGCGAAACATCGTTGATATGCTTTCGGATGCCCTAGGTAAAGAAAATCCTCCTCTTGGCATCGCTATCGTTATGGAAGGTGAGCATCTTTGCAAAACTATGCGTGGAGTGAAAAAGAAAGGTATAATGCGCTCTTCGTACTTTGTTGGTGAATTTAAAAATAACAATGAATTGAGGTTGCAATTAGAGAATGCTATACGAGCCAGCAGGCAGGGTTAACCCCTGCCAGTGGCTTTAAGTATGCAATCACAAATGAAGTCGCTTTGGTTGCCCTCGATGGTTGCCAGTGCATCTAATACTTCCTGGGAGGCTGAGAAATAAAGTCGCTTGGCGCACTTTTTCTTTCGTCCAGAGCCTTTGCGTGCTCCACCCCAAGATTTGTTTGATGATTCGTTTAATTCACTCATAACGTTAAAAATTTGGTTGTATGAAAAATAATTCGTAAATTTGCAAACGAAATCCCAAAGTGGGGTGGTGGTTCGAGCACCACCCCTTGGAGCTTAGAATAATCTAATCGTAAATGATAAGATTTCTATTTTCCAAATCTTCAATGAAATTTTCAGTACGTTCATAAGACTTTGGGATTTCATTTTACTTTCCCTCATCCTCGGAGGGTTTCAGTAGATAAGGACTCTTCCCTTATTACGTTTGCAAAGATACGAAATTTATTTGAAATATGCAACTTTTTTCAAGAATATTTTAAATAAAAAACAAAGAAATTTCAAGGAATCAAAATATGCCACAAGGTAACAACAATAAGCATCGAGCACAGAAAATCGACATCGAGAACCGCCTGCAGATTATCGCACCCCTATACCGCAGAGGGTGGACGGAGCGAGAAATCACGGCAGAGGTGAGAAAGCGGCTCGACAGACCGAAATACAATCAAGCGCACTGCGACATTCAGCGGTTATTGAAGGAGTGGAGGGAAGAGAGACTGACCGACACGGACGAAAAGATAACAAGCGAGGTGGCAAGGTTGAAGCTGGTAATACGTGAAGCCTGGGAAGCCTGGGAGAAGTCGAAGGAAGACTACCACTTGCAGAAATCAACCCAGCATGGACAGCCTTTATTTGATGAGCGAGGAAAGCAGATTTCAATCGAGACCGTCAAGGCGATAATGTACGATGCCGAGAAGCGAGGATTCGGAGAACCACGCTACCTCGACATCATCATCAAGGCAGAGACGCAAATCTGCAAGCTGCTCGGACTGGATAAGGTCGTGCTCGACCTGAACGCAGGCTTCCAAGGCGGCATCGAGGTACGCTACATCAACTCGGGACATACTTGCGCATCCAGCGAGCAGGAAGTAATCGAGCGTGAAGGATTGGATAAAGAATAATTTAACCATAATTTTGTTTTAAGTTTTTATTGTTTGAAAGAATGGCACTATTTGACGTTATTGGTGAACTCTATGATCCGAATGCGGACGTGAAGCCAAGGTTTCTCGTAAACCAAGGAGGCACGTCCTCGGGGAAGACATACACCATCATGCAGCGTCTTATAGTGCTTTCTTTTGAGCACCCAAGGGTGATTATCACGGTGTGCGGTCAAGACCTCCCGAACTTGAAGGTGGGAGCCATGCGAGACCTCGACACCATCCTGCACACAAGGGCAGAGTTGCTGGACTGGTTCAAGAACAACAAGAGCGACAGCAGCTACCGAGGTAAGAATGGCTCAATCATCGAGTTCAAGAGTTACCAAGATGCGCAGGATGCGAAGAACGGTAAGCGAGACTATCTGTTCGTGAACGAGGCGAACGGTGTGCCCTACGAAGTGTTCTGGCAGCTTGCCATCCGAACACGTAAGCAGGTGTTCATCGACTACAACCCAAGCGCAAGGTTTTGGGTGCACAACAACATCATCGGAAGGGATGACTGCCGACTGATCCTGAGCGACCACCGAAACAACCGATTTTTGACAGCGCAGGAACACAAGAAAATTGAAGAGATTGACGACCCCGAACTGTGGCGAGTTTATGCAAGAGGATTGACCGGAAAGATTACCGGGCTTATCTTCACCAACTGGGGCATCGTTGATAAGCTGCCACCAAGGGAGGAGTGGAAGATGGAATGCAGGGGTATGGACTTCGGATTCACCAACGACCCAACTGCGCTGGAGCACGTTATATTGGCGCACGGAGAGTTATGGGTGGACGAAGAAATCTACCAGCCTGGAATGACGAACGATGACATCGCAGACCGATGCAAGGAACAAGGACGGACGAAACGTGACCTTATCATTGCGGATTCGGCAGAGCCTAAGAGCATTCAGGAGATACACAACCGAGGTCTGTGGATAATCGGCAGCACCAAAGGCAAGGACAGTATCAACAACGGCATCGACATCTTGAAGCGTTTTCGCATCAATATAACAAGACGCAGCCACGGCATCATCGGGAACATGCAGCAATACAAGTGGAAGAAGTCAAGGGATGGAGAGACAACGAACCAGCCTATAGACGCATTTAACCACGGCATAGACGCAATACGATACGTAGCCCTAAAGAAGTTATCCGTAGCGAGCCATGGAACGGCTAGGGCGCACGTATTGAGACAAAGATAACGACAAAATTATAAAGCGTATGGATAATAACACTACATTCAAGTACTGGCTGGCAGTTGCTAGGCACACCAGCTATAAAATCGGCAAGCAGCCACGACCAGCTTTCGTTGGAGGAAAGCAAGTGCCCGACAATCTCAACCAGCTATCCATCGGGCAGCTGATAGACCTTTCCCAGCTATCAGACAGCGAAGAAAGTCTGTATCAGATAGTGACAACCGTCCTCGGTCTGAGCCACAAGGAAGTGGAGCAGGCTAGGGCGGTTGATGTCGTTATGCTCATCGGCTGGGTAACATCAGAGGTGGAGCGCATCAATAAACTCTTCGAGAGCACCGACACAGCGAAGCCAACAAGACTGGAGAAGGAAGCAGGCATAGATACCCTGCGCTTTGGTCTGTTCGGCATGTTGGACTGGTACGCGGTAAGGATGGGCATCAGCGACCACGACCAAGTTCTGAAAACACCATGGCTTCGCATCTACAAGTGCATGGAAATGGACAACAAGAGAAGCGTGTACGAGCGGAACCTGCAGAAGTTGCAAGCGGAAGAAATGAAACGTAAATCTAGATAATTATGGCAACAATCAGAGAAACATTAAAGCAGTTGGCAGCAGACACGCTACCAGACTACACCTACCTTTTCGAGGACTGGGACACAGCGGACACCAAGCTGGAGAAACTGAACTATCCGGCAATCGTCTGCATCATCCCAGCCAGCGGCACGACAGAGATACGCAACGGCAGGGTATACGACACCGTGAACGTTGCCCTGGCGTATCTCGACACCGTACCGAGGGGAGCGGAAGGAGAAGACAACGGAGAGTGCATCGACCGAATGAAGGTGGCAGGGGCGAGGATGATACGAGCCATCAACCAGTCGCGCCAGTTCGAACCATTGGAAGGGCAGCAGTACTACGAGACCATCATCGAGCGTTTGAGCACGATCGTGTCGGGCGTAATGTACTCCCTGCAACTGACACAGAGAATAGGAGGATGTGAGGTATGAGCAAGGGAGGTATTCAATTCGACCCCAAGGCGGCATCGCTCATAATGCGTGAGGAGGTTGAGAGAGCACGGCAGCTTATCATCAACCACATACGTATCAACGGACAGAACGCATCGGGGCGCACCATTGCGAGCCTAAAGGTGGAGCAGCCCAGCGAGGAAGAAACCATCCTCTGGGGACACAAGCCATTCGGAGTTCTCGAGACCGGACGAAGGGCAGGAAAGATACCATACGGCTTCCGTGGCATCATCCGGCAGTGGATGAAAGACAAGGGACTGCATGGCACACCTATACCCTACAAGACCGACCGGGCACACAAGTACACTCCACAAGAGCGTGGCGACATGAGCATGGCAGGAGCCATCGCCCACACCATCGCCAACAAGGGTTCTAAACTGCACCGGACGGGCGGCAGGGCTGACGTATACAGCAACGTTTTGCCCGACACAATGAAGCGGCTCGGGCAGCGACTTATTTTCTTAATCCACCAGTCGGTGGGAAGTATCAAACTTAACAATGAGACGGTATGAGACAGACAACAACAAACAATATCACGATTCAATACCCGGACGATGTAGGCTTCGCATTCTTGCCTTGCATCATCAAGGCGAGCGGAAGCAACCTATCGTGGATTGAGGTAATAATAAGATGTGGTAACTCAGAACGAGCCTACAATGTGGAGGCGTTCAACGGAAAGTGTATAACAGACTTCAAAGCATACGTGCAAGCCATTTTCGATGGACGCATCAATGCAGGCGTGGACTGGACGATAAACTATGACGTCAATAACTTATCCCAGCACATAAGAGTTGAGGTTAACGCATACGATGACAGAGACGGACAGCTTGCGAGCATCGAATTCACTACGAACGTAGTATGGGGTGCGCCAAGGTTCGGGGAGACCTGGAACGGCTACAAACGCCTTACGTGGTTCACCAACTATCCGTTCTCTTTTGGTATGTATTTAAGTAAGGCGGACACCAAACTGCTTATAGGTTACGAGGGAGCACCCAACAAGCTGCTTGAGATTCCGAACACCAACATGATAGACTTCAATGCAGCCATATTACCAAGCGGTGCCAGGTACTGGAACATCTACGACTACGATGGAGAGATTCAGCAGGGAACGTTTGACAATACTTTCGACCTTACTTTCTGTCTATCTGCCGGTGGAAAGCAGTCACTATTGCTGCGCATTGACAGAGACGATACCGAGAGCGGCATCTATCTGCGTTGGATTGACCGACACGGATTCATTCGCTATTGGCTATTTGCGTCTGGGGAGGAAACGAGAGAAATAGTCAGCGACCTGAGTTTCATACGCAACAATCTGGGCAAATACAGCGACATATACGGCTACGTTGGCGACAGCGGAAGAAGGCAGGGATACGAGCGCACGGATTCAATCAAACTTTGTGCCCCGTTGGTTGACAGTGATACGTTCGATATGCTGCAAGACCTAGCCAGCAGCCCAGTCGTTGACATGTACCTCGGGGGAGACTGGATGCACGAGGAAGACCAGTGGACGAGCGTAACAATCAAGGCAGGAAGCTACACGAAGAGCACAGCTTGCTTGCAGGATTTCGTGTGCGAAATGATAATAAATGACATTAACGTTCAGAGATTATGACAGACCAGCAACTTTATATAGACGGTGTTTTGATGGATTTGCCGGAGAGCACCGATGTGGTGCTCGACATTAAGAGCAACCTTTTTCGTGACGTCACGAAAATGACCTCGAACTACACGTACACCATCCAGCTACCACGGACGGTGCATAATCTTTCAGTTCTGCAGCAAGCGGACAGACCGAAGAGCGGCAGCAGATACCCTTTTATTTTCCACCAGTGCAGTTATTTCCGTGGAGGTGTACAAATTATCAAGGACGGACGATTGAACGTTCTGAGCATCGAGGAAAGCATCGAGGTTTCAATCTACTGGGGTATTATGCCAGCGTTCACGAAGTTACTGGAGAGCGGAATGAAACTGAACGAACTGGGAGTGACAGACAGAGTGCTTTTTGAAAAGTACAACACCCCGAACACAAGGGAGGAAGCCGTGAGCAAGGGGATATTCTTTGCTTATTACAATCCATACCGAATTGAGAGCAAAGATAACTTTGGTATTAATCTGGTGCAGAGGAATAAGTATACCACGACACAATACTCGGCTAGCCGTGGACGCATCAGAACTGGCGCAGAGGTCGGAAAGTACATCAGTGGAAATATAGAGAACGCATCGGACACGATTTGTGCTCTCATCCCCTTCTTGCCATCATCAACGGCAAATGTGCAAGCGCAAGGAAAGGGCGATTACAGAAGCTATGCAGTACTGGATAAGTACATGCGGGTTATATCCGTGAGCGGAGAAGATGAGACGCTGGAAGTATACACCATCAGAGGAGAGGCTAGAGCTGCATACCTCGTAGTGAATGCACCTGCCGAATATTATGAAACTTTATCGCTATCAGTTACCGGGCTGACACCTATGCACGAAATGATAGATGGCGATAATAAGGAGGATTTCGTAGGCGATGATGTGGCGGTGAACGAATATAAGACTTCTCCAAAATTCTTGCAGCCATGTGTGACTGTAAACTGGCTATTGTCAAGGATAGCGAGGAAGTCGGGCGTATCTTTCGTTTGGCAGGATGATGAAGCAAAGAAGATGTTGAACAACCTCGTTGTGCCTATAATCAACAACAAGGCAGACGACAAGACAATCATCGGTAATCTGACCGCAGACGTTAAGAGCCGGGACGGACTAGGTGCGCTTTCCTTTTCCGTCAACAGCTCATTGACATCAGTCACACCAAGCACTGGCAGCGATGTACAGAAACTGACGATAACAAAGGATTGCGAGCTGACCTTTGATGTGCAAGTGCAATACTACGTCAGACATCAGTTTGAAGACGCAGCGGAGATTCAGTTGCCTATGGGCGTGAAAATGACCGTGACAACACCAAGCACTACTGGAGGTGAGGCATCCACGCAGGAATACGAGTTCGGAGATTTGAAGTACGAGGATGGACAGGTTAAGTACCCGGTCGTACTACGCAGATATGCTATCGATGGCTATCTTTATTTGCTTTCGGCAGGGACAAACACTATATCGCTAAAGAAGGACGATGTACTGACGTTTGAGACTATCATGCACGGAATAAACACAGTCAACATGCCTTCCGTTTATGGCGGCAAAATCACTGCGAGCGTCAAGAGTGGGGACAGCGTACCGATTGGGGGAAGTTTCCCTATCGGCATAAACCTGCCTGAAATCGAGGTAACAAACTTCATTAAGTTTTTGGCTTTGATAACTGGCTCGTTCCCTAGGCAACTGACCAACAGCACGCAAGTGCAGTTTATCATGTTTACCAGAGTTTGGGCAAACAAGGCGAACGCCTACGACTGGAGCGGAAAACTCATTCCGTATGACCGCCAAGGTGCACCACGGAAAAGCGAGTATTCCGTTTCAGACTTTATGCAACACAACCGCTACAAGTGGAAGGAAGACGAAGAGACAACCGGGGACTATGATGCAGACCTCGCAATCAGCAACCAGACTTTGGGCTATGAGCAGGACACGTGGACGCTACCTTTTGCAGCCAGCGATGACAACCGCATACCGATAAGAACACTGGATTCTTTCGGCATGAAGAATGGTGGAGAGTATAAGGGATGCAAGGAGCGAATAATGACGCTTAGGGATGATAAGGAGCAAGCTGCACTTCGATTTGATATTGACCTTCAGAACATATTCGATACGAAGTACAAGCAGCTTGCAGCAAGTATCGCCAGGGCGCACGTAATCACGGAACGGCTCAATCTGTCGGACTTGGATATACTAGATTTTGACGAAACGAAGCCAGTGTACCTTGCCCAGTACGGAGCGTTTTTTGCGGCTTTGGAAATCAAGACAACAAACAGCGGATATTGCGAGGTTACAATGATAGAGTTGAACAACTAAAAGAAAGAACTATGGTAAGTGAAGACAGACAGCAGATTCTTGACATCAAGGTCAAGTACGAGGATGCAATCTATGGCATCATCAGATACAAGGAAAAGATAGACCAGCTGAAGGCAAGCATCAAGGACTTGCAGCAGCAGGAAAAAGACAAGACCATCACGACCAACGAGATGAAAGTGCAGACGGAAGCCATCAACGCAACCATCAAGGAGTATCAGTACAACGTGCGCACCTTGCGGAAGGAGATCCAGAACAACGTGCGCACAGAGAACGAGCAGGAAGGCAGCTTGAAGCAGCTGCGTGCCCAGCTTTCCAATGCCACCAAGGCTTACGATGAGATGAGCCGTGCCGAGCGTGATAGTTCCAAGGGTCAGGAGATGCAGGAGCATATCCAAGACTTGATAGAGGAGCTGAAAGAGGCTGAGGAGGCTACTGGAAGATTCCAGCGCAGTGTCGGCAGCTATTACGATTCCATGATGAAGGCGGCTGACGACCTGCAGAACACCGAGTTTTTCGGTTTTGATGTTGTTGATGATACTGGAATCGGAAAGGTTATGGAAATGGGAAAGTCCGTGGAAGACCTAAAGGTAAAGTTTGGTGCGTTGAAAAATACGGCTCTTTCCTTATTGACCAACCCTTATTTCCTCGCTATGGCAGGTGTGGCAGGCGCAGGAATGGCATTCAAATGGTGGTATGACTACAACAAGGGATTGATGGAAGCCACACGACTGACGCAGCAGTTCACCGGATTGACCGGGGACGAAATGAAATCCGTGCGCAACGAGGTTCTTGCGGTATCCAATACATTCGGTTTGGAATTCACGGAGACGATGCAGTCTGCTAATACGATGAGCAAGGCTTTCGGCATTTCCGTTTATGAGAGTTTGAAGATTATGCAAGACGGACTTGTGAGCGGTGCAAACGCCAACGGTGAGTTCCTCGACACGATTAAAGAATACCCGAGATACTTCAAGGAAGCCGGACTGAGTGCCGAGGAAATGGTGGCAATATCAACGCAAGCGACCAAGGAAGGCATCTTCAGCGACAAGGGCGTTGATACCATCAAGGAAGGAAATCTACGACTGCGAGAAATGACAACCGCTACGGCTGCTGCACTTGACGGAATAGGTATTTCTTCCAAGCAAGTTCAGAAGGACTTGCAGGACGGAAGCAAGACCACATTTCATGTTATGCAAGAGGTGGCTAATAAGCTAAAGGAACTCCCACAATCAAGTGCCGCTGTAGGTAGCGCAATTGCAAACATCTTCGGTGGTCCGGGAGAGGATGCCGGACTTGCTTATATTGAGATGCTCGGTGACATCGAACTCGACATGAACAAAGTAAAGGCAAAGTCCGGTGATCTCGCCAAGGCACAAGAAGATGAATTGAACGCAACGAAGAAATTGCAGGAAGCAATGGCTTCCTTGTTCGATTACACTGGGGGTGGATTCGAGACCATGAAGGCTCAGTTGAGCACGATTGCTAAGAAATCACTTACGGCAGTTATCAAGGGAGTTGTGCAGGCAATCAACTACTTCATCGATTGGTATAATAACAGCCTTCTCCTTCGAGGTATCATCAATGCGCTCGGCACTAGCTTTCGTCTGGTATGGAACGCAGCTAAACTTGCATGTAATCTCATAATTGATTCGTTCAAGCAGGTTGGTTCTGCTGCGAGAGGTGTCCTCGATATTCTTGAAGGTATCGTGACCTTCGACCTATCCAAGGCACAGAAGGGATTCAAGGAGATATTCGATATATCCGGCACAATCAAGGAAGCATGGCACGACATCAAGAACGCTGGCATAGAGATAGGCAATTCCTTCGCTGACGGATTCGAGAACACCGTGAACGGAAGGCTCGAACACATAAAGCTAGACCGCGTGAACGGTGGAGCGACCAGCAGCGAGCCAGTGAACGGAAGCAAGGGAACGACACCAGCAGCAGCCAATGGCAGCACTGCCAAGACCAAGGCACAGAGAGCAAAGGAGAAAGCGGAAGCTAAGGCAGAAGCCGAGCGCAGGAAGAAGCAGGAAAAGGAATTGCAGGAAGCGATTGCGCTTATACAGCACAAGTACAACGAGCAAGTAATGGACGCAAAGAAGCGATACCTCGCAGGCATGTACGACAACGACCGAGACTACGACAACGACCTCGAACAGCTGGAGAAGAACATGGTAGCGAGGAGCATTGACGCATACGTGGCAGCTGGTGAGATAGGAGCAGAAAAGGCGCAGGAAATGCAGGCAAAACTTCTCGACATCATGATAAAGGCGAAAGCGGACTTGAAGAACCAAGCGAAGGAGATTGTGGACGAACTCAACAAGGAGTTCGAGGACGCAGAGAAGGCACGCAAGGATGCAAATATATTGGGTGGTGGCACTAGCGATGAGGAGAACGACAACGCAGCCAAGTTGGAGCGGTATAGGGCTTTCCTGGAGCAGAAACTTGCAATGACCCAAGAGAACACGGAAGCGCAGAAGCAGCTCCAGCAGCAACTCCACGACACAGAGGTACAGCTGGCAGACGATTCAAACAAGAAGCAGCAACAGAAAATTGGTGAACGCCAGCAGATGATGGCTGACATGATTTCTACGCTGGGCGATGGACTGTCTAGTTTCTTCAATGAGCAAGACAAATCCTTCCACAACTTCTTGAAATCCATGCTCACATCTTTGCTTGATGCGATCGAGATGGCAATCACGGCTTACTATGCACAGATGTTGGCACATGAGATGGCAGAAAAGTCGTGGTTTGGCGTTGCCAGTGCAGCAGGCATGATGGCATTAACCAAGGCAGCCTTTGCCGGAGCGAAAGCAGCCGTCAAGGGCTTTTCCACTGGTGGCTACGTCCAAGGCTCTGGTACTGGGACGAGCGACAGCATCCCTGCAAGGCTATCCAATGGCGAGAGCGTAATGACCGCCAAGGCTACTTCAATGTTCAGTCCGATATTGTCGGCATTCAACCAGCTAGGAGGTGGCGTGCCTATCGTAGTTAACAACGGAGGCAGCAACATCGGTATGGATATGCTGGCGGCAGCTGTAGCAAGAGGGTATCAGATGGCTCCACAGCCAGTAGTGAGCGTTGAGGAAATAAACAGAACCCAGCGGAGAGTGCAGACGATAGAAAATATCGGCAGGATCTAAGGTTACAGTTATTTCATCAAGATTTGCGTTCTGAGCGGTTATCGCTTAAAGGTGGTAAGGTTACACACCCAAGGTAATAAAAGCCGCTTAGAGCGCAAAATTTGGGCTTGTTTAGAAAAATTAACTGCTTACGATATAAACATATCGGAAAATATCGTATCTTTGCAGCGTTTTTAAAACTTAAAAATCAAGATTCAATGGCAAAACTCAGAATATACAACGACATCGACAGCCAAGACAACAAGTTCTGGTATCAATGGTGGGGAGGTGATTGCGTATGTTTCCAGGATATAGATGCTTTCGCAGCAAGCATACCGAAAGACGATGATTCAATCGATATGCGCATCTTCTGCAATGGCGGCTCGGTGGTTGAAGGCTGGGCAATCTACGACAGACTGCGACAGAGCGGCAAGAAGATTTCCTGCACCGTGGAGGGCAAGGCAGCATCCATGGCAACAATCATCATGCTTGCAGCACCAAAGGAGAACCGCAAGGCATACGAGAACGCTGCCTTCCTGCTGCACAACCCGTGGGTTCCTGGCTGGTGTCTAGGCGACCAGCTGAACGCAAAGGACTTGAAGAACCAGAGCGAGGAAATGCAGATGTGGCAGGATAAGATGGTGGACGCATACGTAGAGCGGTGCGAGTGCGACCGGGAAGAGATTCAAGCCTTGATGGATAAGGACATCTTCATCAACACCAGCGAGGCTTTGCGCCTAGGTCTTATCAGCAGCACCGTTCCAGCACTCAGCGCAAGCGCATCAAAACGCAACATAGAAAATTTTATTAATTCAAAACAACAAAATCCAAAAACAATGGAGAAGAAAACAGAAGTAAAGGCTTCTCTCCTCGACAAGATTCTCGCCAAGTTGGGCGTGAAGACACTGGAGGAAGCAGAGCAGGCGGTGGCAGAGCCACAAGCCAAGACAGAGCCAAAGGCGATGGAGCTCAACACAGCGGACGGACAGACACTGACCGTTGAGCGTGAAGAGGGAGATCCACAAGTTGGCGACAAGGCAAGTCCGGACGGAACGTTTGAAATGCCGGACGGTAAGACAATTGTTGTCGAGGACGGTGTAATTACCGACATTCAGACCGCAGATAACACCGACAACAACACCGACAATGAGGGCGGTGAAGGCGGTGAAGGCGGCAGCGCATCAAGCACCGACAACGACACCGTAGCCAAGTTGCAGCAGCAGGTAGCAGCACTCAAGCAGCAGTTGAACGACACCAAGGCACAGCTGGCAAGCGCACAGAAACTCGCGAAGAGCAAGGAGGATATGCGCATCTTGAATGCAGTGAAGATGGCTGGCGGTGCGGAGAAGGTGCTGGCAGGCTACAGCAGCCACTACCAGCCAGCGCAGCGACAGCCAAGCGGCAAAGGCGCAGGCGACAACGTGAACCCAGTCGAGGAAGGCAAGAACGCCATCAAGGAGAGACTTGCCAAGCTCCACAAAAAGGGCAAGAAGTAACCAAGTATTAACCCATTAAATCAAAAGAAAATAATGGCAGGATTTACAAAAAAGCAACTCGAGAACCTTAAACTCGAGCCAGAAAACCTCGCAAGCATCAAGGATGCCGTGCAGGAAACCTTCTACCAAGATGAGGATTTTTCTTCATTCGTGAACATCATGAAGGTCAAGAACGATGATCCAATCGCACTTATCGGTGAGATGGAAATGGTCGGTAAGGCAGGTGGAGGTTGCGACCCTACCTACGAAGAGAAGGGCATCGCTAACTCTCAGAAGCGTTGGGAACTCGGACAGTGGGAGATTCCTATCAAGATTTGCTACGAAGCATTGAAGGGTTCAATCGCAGAATACAGCCTTAAAACTGGTACAGCCATTGGAGACCTTACCAGCACCGACTTCATGACCATCTACACCGATGCACTCCAGCGAGCCATGCAGCAGATGATTTGGCGTTTCGGCTGGTTCGGTGACAAGGCGGCAGCATTGGCAGGTGAAGGTGGAGGCAAGCTGACAGCAGGATCGGACGTTAATATGTTCAACGTCTGTGACGGTCTCTTCAAGCGCATCTTTACAGCCACAGCAGCAAAGAACCACACCACCATCGCAGCCAACAGCGAGACCACGGCAGCAGCGCAGGTTTCAGCATTGCGCAAGAAGGGTGCAGCTACAGCAGTCGTAGACGCTATCTTGATGGACGTAGACACACGTATCATTGACGATAGCGATGCAGTGTTGCTCATGACACGCTCGCTTGCTGACGCATTGACCTACGACATCAAGCAGACCTACCACGATATTATGCCGTGGGAGAAGGTGTTCGATGGCTTCGATGTAGCGACCTACAACGGAGTGAAGATTGCACGTGTCGGCATTTGGGACAGAATGATAAACGCATACGAGAAGGGCGAGGCTACAATCAACCTTCCACACCGTGCGGTATTCTGTAACCCTAAGCACCTTATGGTGGGCACTGATGCCGATGCACTCATTAGCGACCTCGACATCTGGTTCGACCAGAAGGAGCGCAGAAACTATCTCTATGCTACAGGTAAGATTGGAACGGCTCTCCTCGAAGAGGACATGATCCATGCTGCTTACTAATCGCTCCAAATTTTCAGTTTAGTATTAAGTTATTTTGACAATCCTCAACACCCACAAAACGGTGTTGGGGATATAACAATTTAAAACGAATTAATATGGCAACAACTTGCGAGAGCCTTATCGCCCAGGACATCATCATCCCTTGCGAAGACCAGGTAACAAAGGGACTGGAGGGCGATGGACTTATTATCAACCGAGACGACATTGACTTCACCAAGTCCGTTGTAGCGGGCAATATAATTAAAACATTAGTTTTGAAGACTGGCAAGAAAGCATACGCTATCCGACAGGAAGGCAGCAAGCCATTCACTGGAACCAAGACTGAGCTGACCGTTGGCACGTATCGCAACAGCTGGAAGAACACCGTAGCAGTCGTGGTATTGGCTAACACACCTGACGTTTGCGCAAATATCATTGACGGACTGGCGAACGGAAAGTTCGTTATCATCCTTCGCAACCTCTCTAAGGGAGCGGACGGAAAGGCAGAGTATCAGGTGTTCGGATATGCGCAGGCACTGAAGGCAAGCGCAGGCGAGAACGACAAGTACTCAGACGACACCGAGGGTGGCTGGCTTATCACGCTGGAAGAGGAGAGCGTACCGAAGGCAGCTTATTTCTTCTTCGACACAGACAGCGAGACCACAGCAGCCAAGTATAAGAGCCTTCTGACGGAAGCAGCAGCGTAGCCTATGACATACAAGGAAGCAACAGCCAAGGTCGGGGAGTTGAAGGAACGTTTCGACAGTCCCTTTGATGCAACCGACAAGGCGGTTATCGAAACTCTTTACTTCGAGGTAACACGAAAGCGGTTTGTCCCGACAACCTGCCAGCAGTGTTACCACGATGCTCTGATAGAAATATATCTAAAACTCAAAAAAGAAAAGGCAATGCCAAAAACATGTAATTACGCAATGAAGGCAGGTTTTATCATTTCCTGCCCGGATTTCTACCATGGTAAGATTTTCACTAACGAGAACCTGACCGACAAGGTAGCGCATGAATATCTGACGAAGTACCCACACATGGAAAGCTACTTTCAGAAGATACCCAGTGATGAACTCATCGAGAACAAGCAGCCGCCAGCAGACAGCGAGAACAAGCAGCCGCCAGCAGACAGCGACAGCGGTGCAGATGATACCGCAGGGAAAGATCCTGCCGAAAAAGCAGCAGGCAGCGACAAGAAGAAAGACATCGACCAAGCCGAGAAAGCAGGCAAGGAAGAGTAACAAAACAACAAGTAAAACGACACAAGCAGTATGAACGTTAAAACAGTTAAAAAGCCAAAGCGAAGGGTTGATATTGGCTACGTCAGCCGATTCAAGATGCAGGCATACGGATATGATAATCTATATCCGCAGAACCTCGCACGCATCACGGAAGCCAGCGGTACGGCAATGCTGTGCCTTAACCGCTACGCCCGATTCATTGAGGGCTACGGCTTCGATAGCGATGTTATCGCAGCGTTAGCGATGAACCAGCAAGGGGACACGGCAGACGATTTACTGCGGAACGTAGCGCAAGACCTCGCACGCTTTGGAGGCTTTGCCCTTCATGTTAACTACAACGTTCTAGGGCAGGTGTCGAGCGTGAGCCACGTACCCTTTGAAAATTGCCGCCTTGAAGAGACGGACGACAAGGGGAGCGTGGCGCACGTCTTGCTGCATCCAGACTGGGAGCAGAAGAAAACGAGGAACGGAAAGCGGTTGATGGTAAACGAGAAGACTATTGAGCGCATCAACATTTTCAATCCCGACCCCGACATCGTCCTTGAACAGATTGAAAACGCAGGCGGCATCGACAGCTACAAGGGGCAGGTTCTGTGGATGAGCCTAGACGGAAAGTTCATCTATCCGACAGCCAGTTACGATTCAGCCATCACGGAGATTTCGACCGATGAGGGACTGGGAAACGTGAAGATGCGAAACGTCCGCAACAACTTCCTCGTATCGTGTATGCTTGTAACAAAAAAAGGCGTTCCGAAGTTCGATGAGAATGGCGAAGAGGTGGAGAGCGGACAGATGATTTCCGATGAAGACCTTTTGCAGTTCCAAGGGGACGAGAACACAGCGAAGATTCTTGCGGTCGAGGTTGAGAACGAGGAAGACGAGCCGAAGGTTGTTGCTTTCCCAACGAAGAACTTCGACAAGGAGTTTTCCGTGACCGACAGCAGCGTTATCGAACGCATCTATGCCCAGTTTCACCAAGAACTCTTCTACTCCATCCGTATTGGCAAGCTGGGATTCAGCGGACAAGTTATGCAGGACGCTTACGAATACTATGCCGGAGAGGTAACGACAGAGCAGCGTTTCATCGAGCGAGCCTTCAAGAAGATTTTCAAGAACTGGCACGATTCTGCCATTCAGAACCTAGACCCCAAGCTGCAGCCGTTGAAGTATATTAGCAGCGAAGCGGCAGGAAACAACACTATAGATTAATTGATTGAGCCTATGGGAGAACAAAGAAAACAACTTATCACGGTTGATCAGTTCCGAGAACTGGCAAGACCGACCAGCGTACACCTAGATAAGGATGAAGTGAACGCATACATTCGAGAATGCGAAGATGCGAACATCATACCAGCCATCGGGTGGAAGCGGTTCAAGGCAGCGACCGAGCAGGGAGAGTGGGACGATTCAGTCTTGCCCGATTTCCAGCCTGCGGTCTTCCTGGACGGTGGCGAATATACCACCAAGAAGGAGGGCGATTGCAGCCAAGAAGAAACCAAGGTGCAGAAGTACACCAGCGGAATACGCAAAGCACTCGCTTATTTCACGTATGCGAGGCTTTTTCGTGCCGATGGCGCAATTATAAGCCGAGCAGGTGGAATGCGCCACAGAGACGATTATTCAGACCATGTTCAAGACGTTTCAAACAACAAGCAATACAACGACATCATGGATATGGCGGAAAGATATTTATCAGATGCACTCGAATATCTCAAGGCATTCACCTCGAAAGGAGAAGTGAAGGCACAGCGAGGAACAAGGGCACACATTCACGCAATAGGCAACTAAAAGCACATAAGACATGAACGAGGATATTCAAAAAATGCTCCGTATGGCAGAGCTGATACGAGATGCAACGCAGGTTGGAGAAAACACAGCGGTGCGTGTCGGCACGGAAATTTACGACATCGTTGTCGAGTTAAGCAGGATGCTTGCCATGATGGACGATAAACTGGAGAACGATGCGGTCGTTAGGATTATCAAGAGTGAACTCGCCAAGATAACAATAACGGAAGCGCAAATTGCGGATGGGGCGATAACGGCAGCGAAGCTTGCCGATGGCTCTGTAAAGAACAGACACCTAGCATCCAATTGTGTGACCTCAGATAAAATACAACCGGGAGCGGTCAAACACGACCATCTGACCGAGGACTGTATATCAACTGGAAACATCAGAGACGGCAGCGTGACAGCAAAAAAACTCGGCACGGACATCTACAAGGATATTTCAAACAGAGTGACCGACATCGTGACGAAGGACTTCCCTCCAGCAATCACGGAGGAACAGATAACAGATATTACTAGTAAATAACAATTTAAAACAATAGATTATGAAATTTTTAGATGAAATAGGTTTAGCTTATTTTTGGGAGAAGATTAAAGCTTCATTTGTCAAAACTAAAGGAGCAAGTGAAATTGAAATGGATGATGATAATGAGGGACTGAAAGTTAACAATGTAAGTTCTTCATCTACAACTCTTGTGCCATCAGGCTTCATCTCTTATAATATTAATAGTGATGAGCAATCAGAAATGGTTGCCAAACTTCAATTTGGTGATTTGCTATTAAAGAAAATACACATAATAAATGGAACTTCTTCGCAGATTC